CGGAGGCTTGCCGTTCGGAGACTTGACGCCCACCCAGAATGTGCCGTCATCACCGGTCGTTACCGTATGCCCGGCGCACTGGATATACGGCGCGTACTCCGCCGGGGTTAGGGAATCCCACACGTCGCTCATCGGCTTCAACACGTTGAACAATGCGACTGGTGTGCCGATGGTGATACCGTCCAGCGGGATGCGGTACAAGGGCATGTCGTAGGTGGTGCCCCCGTCCAACGGGCTGGTGGTGTTCACGGCGGGGTCGGTGGGCGTGCCCGTGGTGGGCGTGCCCCTGACCACGACCAGTTTCGCGCTCTCAATCGACTGCGAGCCCTTGGTGTACCGGCATACGATGAGGTCGTTGCGTTTCTGACCCTGCGACCCGTTGGTGACGATCAGGTCCTCGGGCGTGCCTTGGCTGACGTGACGGCCCTGCATGACCAGCTCGCCCGTGCCGATGGTCACCTTGTTCGCCGAAACGACCGTGATCTTGAACTTGTCATGCACGTTCAGGACATAATCGTCCAAGCCGAGGATTCCGGCGTTCAATCCCGCCGCCTGCTCCGCTGTCGCGTGCGCCTTGCCCGCATGACCGGTTACGAGTTCAACCATTCTGCTTGCCTCCGTTCTGCATCCAACTGTCGAAGCTGTTGTCAAAGTCCTTGAGCTTGTTCACGTAGTCCTTGTAATCCTGGTCGCAGAACAGGTAGTCGTGGCCCGTGCCGCTGGCATCCAGTCGGTTGACGTTGTACCACGTCTTGATGTCCGGGTCGGTCGTGTCCTTGTACCATTTGTTTTTGCCGCAACGGTCGCATTGCATGACCGTCGCATTGTCGATACGCGCCATAATCGGCTCCTTACTGTTTATTCGGCCTCATAGTCGACGGACATCACGCCGCCCGAGACCTTGACGATTTTCTTGCTGATAGTCGCGTTGACGGTGATGCCCGTGAGATTATCCCTTGCGGTCACGGTGTCGCCCACGTCGAACACGATGCCCGAATCCTCATGCACGGTGACCTTCACCTCACCCTCGGACTGCAAGTCCTGAAGTTTCTTCTTCGTGTTCTTCGCCAACTCGTCCGCCTCGGCCGACGAATAGTCGTACACTTGGGCAATCTCGTCCAAACCCTTGAACGTCTGGGTTTGGGTGACGTTGCCTTTCGAATCCGCATACCAGTGGCTGACAATACGGTCCTTCAACTCGCCCTTGCCCAAGCCGATCATGTGATTCGGTTTGCGCCACGTGCGCGAAGCGTCGAAATCCAACAGGTCGGAGTCGATATCATTCCCGTAGTCGCCCGCCGGCTCCAGCCATGTTTCGACATGGCCTGACCGGTAAGCGACCTTGAGTTTCAAACCGTTCGCTTTCGCCATCGCGCAGACGCCCGTGTACGCGTCCACATACCGTTCGAACCGGTAGGACTTGATGGACACGTCGCCGGACGGGGAAACGACCGCTTTGAACAACGGGGTGAGCGAGACACGGGACAACAACGCGCCCAATATGGTGGAGGCGTTGCCTGACACGGTGAGGTAATCCTGCCCCGAATCCGGGGCGAGAATCTTGTTCTCCAACATGCCATGCCACGTGCGCCCCGAATACGTGAGCGTGGAATCACCACGCTCCAACTGGTCGCGCAACGCATCAACTATCCCGCCGCACTCGGACTCCTCCAAGTAGACGAACGCGCCCTGCGGGATGAGCTTGTCCACCGTCAACTCGAAATCGTTCTCGTCCTTGCCCCACGCGCAATCCAACGAGTAATCCTCGACCATCATCGAATCCACATGGTTCGCGTCGGTCACCACAAGCCCTACACCCATTGCGGTTCACTCGCCTCCTCGATGATCGTCAGATCGATGCCGAAACCATTCCATTGAGCAGCGAGCTCGCCGGACGGTATCGGCTGGAAGATGTAGCTTCCCCCGTTCTCACCGCCCGTGCGCACACCCTTGGAGAACATGTTCGACGTGTCGCCGTTCTCAGTGGTCAGGATGATGCTTTTCTCACCCTCCACACTGGAAATGGTCACGTAGCCGCCCGAGGGAATGTCCATGTCCAACTCGTACCGGTTGCCCCCCAACGTCAACTGGGGTTTCGACACCGGCCCGAACCAGACCATCTCAAACGGCATCGGCGCGGGCATCGGATTCACCACGGTCGTGTTCCTCGCGGTCGGCATATAGTCGTGCGGGTAATCGTGCGGGTAATCCAAATCTAAGTCGGGCTGCAACACATCCGACCAGAAATGCTGCACGTCCAACCGTCTCCGCCACACGCCGTCCAACAGCACGATGGTCAAATCAATGCTGGCGTCCGACGCACGATGATGCGACTGGGGGCTGGTTTTCACGATGACCGCATGCTGCGTCCATGCCGCGCCGGACTCGGCCAGCCCGGTTATCACACCGGGCTGGTTCATCTGAATATCCGCGTCCGTAGCACGCATGAACGCATCCAAATCGGACGGGTTTATGACGCTCATGCTGACACTTACCTCACGAGCCTTGCGTGTAGGCATACCCAATCCACGGTAGGTCAGCGAGTAATCCCATTCGCGGGATCGCAGTCCGAGGGCCGCACCCCACGACAGTTTGGATTCCAAGTCGAACACCTGTCCGGTCACGCCTGACGTGTAGGTCAGTTCGCTCATAGGGCTCCTCTCACATCACGGTTGAACGCCCTCTGCGAAGGCCACGGACTGCTGTTCTCCGAGATCACGGACGGCAGTCCGGCCGCAAGAGCCCCTACCTGTCGGTTCAGTTCGTCCACATGGTTGTTCAACTCGCGCACGCCGGCGTTCAAGTTGCCGTTCGCTTCGACGTTGACAACAGGGTTGACCTCGATGTTCCACGAGCCGTTCGCCGTGGATACGCGGCCACCGGTCGCATACGCCTGAGACTTCCTGCGAGCGTTCAACGCGAACGCGGACGGTTGCATGGCTTTCTCCACACTGCCGACCGCGTTCAACGTGTTCAGGAAACTCCTGCCATACAAGGCGTCAATCTTCTTGACGGCTGCGGCACGAAGCACCATCTCACCATTGGACAGCATCGCCGGAATCGAATCAGAAGTGGAAGTACCGGGACCATAGATACGACCACCGGTAGCATGACCGCCACCCCCGGATATCGTGTCGATGAAAGCCGTCCATGTGCGACCAGCGATTGACCGCAGAGTGGATAGCAGGTTCGACGCGACATCCAAAGCGTTGCCCATCGCATTCAACGTCGTGGAATGATAGGTGGGCACCTTGCCGATCATGCTTCGTGCCGTTCCGGCAAACGATGGCGTATTGCCGAGACCCGTAAACATGGACAACCACTGCTGAGGAATATTCCGAACCGCATTATTGGCGATGTTGGAAAACAGCGTCGTATTGCCGGAACCAGTCAATATAGACTGCCACTGCTGAGGAATGCTCTCAACGGCGTTCTTCGCGATACCGGATGGGCCACTGGTGCCATCAAGTCCGAACAGCCACGACCACCATTCATGGGGAACACTGAACACGTTCGCCTTAGCGGACTCGGTGCCCTCGCTGGTGTTATCGACGGCGCTGACGAGAATATTATTCTCAGCGAGCTTTTCACCATCGGACTCCCTATAGGAGGCGAGTTTCACCTGAGCGTCATCATCGTTGGCGTCGATGTTGAAGCTGACGCCCTTGGCGGCGGGAACCTTATTCTTCTCCACGTCCTTTATCTTGCCGGAAGCGTGGTCGATACAGTCGAGAATCCACTGTATCTGCTCGTCGGTCAGGTTCAGATAGCCGAGCTCGTCCCTGACCTTCTGCATGCGCTCCTCAGCGTTGCCCTCACCTGAGAACAGCCACTTGTAGGCTTTCTTGGACATGCCGAGAGCAAGAAGATTCTCCTTGACCTCGCCTGTCTCCCAGCGAGCATTGCCCTTCGCGTTCAACAGCAATGTGAGGTCCCTCTCGGACAAGTCGCCTTTCATCAGCTGCTCAACAAGACTGAGAACACCGTCCAACGTGGTGACCACTCCAGCTTCACGTAGCCGGATAACGATCTCTTTCTCACCATCGGTCAGACCGGATATGCCCTGCACGAGCTTATCCACCGCATCTTGGGCGATTTCCGAATGAGCGGTGATCGTGGTACCCACATCAGAGGGAATCAGACCAAGCGAATCAGCGTACCTTTCAGCAGCTTCCTCACTCATGCCAGCGGCCTGAGCCTGCTGCACGATGGCCTCACGCGCCTCATAAATGGAGTTTGCGGCCTTCTGCGTGTACTCCTCCACCTGACCGTTCTTCTCACCATAGGAGAGAAGCTGATGGGCGGACAGCAACGCGGTAGCGGCCACATCCTTCATCGCCTTGTCGGTGCGCACATAGGCGGCGTTGTTGGCGTCAGCCAGTTCGCCGTTTTCCTTGAACGCCTGACCGTTCGCCTTGACCGTCGTGGCGAGCGAGCTGAGCTTGTCGGACAGCGCGGAGGAGGAATCGGAGATCTGTTCGAGGGAACGCAGATATTTCATCTGCTCCTTGACGGATTTCTCCAAGCCTTCCTTGTGCTGCTTCTTCAACGCCTGCAACAGCGTGTCGGCGGCGATGGCGGCATCGGTCTGCTTCTCGACCATCATGCCGTACTGGTCGCTGGCCTTGTATGTCTCCTTGCTTTGCGCCTCCAACTGTTTGACGAGCTTCTTGTAGCCGGCCTCGTTGCCGCTGACCGCATCGGTCAGCGTACTGGTATTGATGCCCAGACGTTTGGCCGCGTCGGCTGCGGACGTGTAGCCGCCGCTGACCTTGACGAGCCATTCAGTGACCGCGCCGCCACCGTCCTTGCCGAACAGGAGCGACGGGTCATCCCACTGTTTCGTGGTCTCCGACTTGAAATCGTTGAACGCGTCCGCCGCCTCCTTGGCGTTGGACTTGATGCCCTTCATGCCGTCGATGACCTTGTCCATCGCCTGCTTGGATGCTTCCGCCTTCGTCGTGTAGTCGGATATCGCATTGCCGATGACGGCGATGCCCGCGCTGATTCCCAGACCGGCAACCGTCGTCCAGCCGCCGAACGCATCCCACAGGTTCTTCACGCCGGTCTTCAACGAACCGAACCTGCCGGACTGCTGTTCGGCCTGCTCCCCGGCCGAACGGATGGAGGCGATGGCCTGACCGTTCGCACCGACCAAGCCGCCCATGTCCTTGGAAGTCTCCTTGGCAGCGTTCCCCGGAAGGAGCAGCTTCTTCGAGTTAGCTTCCGCCGCCATGCCGAGGGAATTGACCTCGCTGATGGCACCGGACAGAATACCCGCATAATTGCCGGAACGCAACTGGTTCATCGCCTTAATCAGGGTGCCCATTTTCACGGACGCCTGTTCGGCGCTCAAACCCAGTTCGCTGAGCATCTTCTGGTATCGCATCGTGGACTGGATGTTCTGCAACATGCCGGTCTTCAACGACTCGAACGCCGTCTTGCCCGCACGACCGAACGTGGCCCACAATGTGATGATGCTTTTCACCGGCCCCGGCAACGAGTCGAACGCTTGGGCCACGCCGGTGGCACCCTTGGCGATGGTGCTGATAAGCGGGCTCACGGTACGCAAAGCGGACGCGAACGTGCCGCCGAACGTGCGCGACAACTGGCCCACCATGCTCGCCAAATCGGAGAACATGGGGCCCGCGTCACCCACCGCGTCAAACACCTGGCTGAACCCGTCGCGGACACCGGAACTGAAATCGCGGATTCCACCACCGGACTGCTGCAACACGCGACTCAACCCAGTGATGCCCTCGCCTACGATCTGGCCCGCGTCACCGAACACCGCGCGAGTGGTGTCCTTCAACGAGTACGCGGCGTCGCCAATATCCTTGAAAGCGTTGCGCATCTTGTCCTGCGCGTCCTGCGCACCAGCGCTCCAAGCCTCCAAAGTCTCTTGGAACTTGATGGTGTGAACGGCCTTGTTGGCTTTCTCCAAAGCCTCGGAAAAACCTTGGATACCGTTCTCGGTCTTCGCCAGAGTACCCAACGTGCCCTCAAACACGCCTATCAGGTCGAACACGGACGATTTCAGATAGCCGCCCTGTTCGATGGCCTTTTCCATCGCCTTAGAGACTTGACCGGTACGTTCGGCGGTATCCACCCAGTTCGCCCACTTCTCGGCCACGTCGGAAATGTAGGAGGCCATGCGGGGCAGATACTGGCTGGACTGGTCGCCCAAGCCGAGGAACGCGCGGGCCAGTGACTGCAAGCCCGGGTTCAGTTCGGACACCGCGAGACGAGTGTTCTCGAAGATACGCGGTAGTTGGTCGGCTTCGTTCGACTGGCGCACCACGTCGATAAGCCCGTTGAGCACCTTGCCTTCCTCGACGGCGATACCGTTCAAACCCTTGGACAGTGAGGGGGCCACGTCGTTGGCGAGACGGTACAGGTTATCCCCATACTCGTTCCAAGCGTTGTCGCCCAACTCCTTGTTCAGGTTCGCCAGCGAGGTCTTGGTGACATCGAACTTTTCCTTCAAATCACCGAACACCCGGTAGCCCACGTAGCCTGCGGACGCCAGACCAGCCAACGCGGCGGGAGCGGCCAACGCGGCCTTGCTCATGGACACGAGGCTGACGCCGACACCGCCCGCAGTGCGTCCCAGGTTCAGGAGTCCGGCACCCAACGCGGTGACGCCGGCACCGAGAATCGACCACTTGGGAACCACCTTGTCGAGCTTGTCGAACAGGTTCACAAGACTGTCGAACTGGTTCTGCACGCCCTTCAAACCGGTCGCACCACTGGTCATGCCGGAGAAAATCTTGCCAAGGTCAGTGCCCTTGAAATTAGCGAAGATGTCGATGGTGCGTGGACGGGTGAAGTAGGCGAGATGGGCTCGGGCCACCGCGGTCTCCAAGTCCAAATCCATCTTCAGCTCGTCGTTCTTGTCCTCGAATTTCTTCAGCTTCTCCTCGGCGCGATGCATTTGCAGGTCGAGGTCGGCTTCAAGCTCCCAACGACGTTCGGGATTGGCTTTGATCTTGGCGGCGGTCTCACGCATCGACGCGATGATTCGTTCCTGATCGACCTGCCAGTCCACGGGAATGTCGAGGCGCGTATGACGCAGCTTCTCCAACCGGGCTTCGAGCTTGTCGGCGTTGTCCTCCCACACCTTGACGCGGACGTTGACCTCATGCTCCCGGTCGAGTTTGGCGCGCAGCTTCTCCGCGTCATACATCAGTTCCGCGTATTTTTTGTCCCATTGGGTCTTATCCAATGTGGCTTTGGCGGTGATCGGCTTGCGGGATGCGAAGTCGCGCAGCTTCTTCAGCTGGTCGAAGGTATTGTTGAGCTCCTTGCCGAGGCTCTTGTCGATGCCCATGGGCTTGAACTTCTGGAACGCGGCGGAAAGCGCCTTGACCTGAGTCTCCTGCTCGTCGAACAGGCTGGTCAGCTCGCGGGCGGTCTTGCGCTGCTTGTCCATCGTGCGGCGCGAATCGTTCTGTACCGCGTTGAGGCGTTTGACGCTGGTTCCCGTGTCACCGAACACCTCGGCCAACGCCTTCTGGCCGGCCGTGAGCTTCGACAGCTGCTGGAGCTGCCTGCGGTTCAGCTTCTCGGACTTCTCCTCAAGGTCGAGAATCTTGTTCAGACCGGAGAACAGCCGGTCGTTCTCACGGTTGAAGTCATTGAGCCGCGCCTTGCGCATGAGCTCGGCGTCCGAATACTTGGAGATGGCGTCGGTCGCCTTCTCCCACTTCTTGGTGTTGGAGTCGATAAGACGCTGCTGTGCCGCTACCTTGTTGTCGAAATCGGCGGAGAAGAGCTTGTCCTGCGCCTTCTTGTTCTCCGCTATCTCCTTGCCTACCGCCTTCAGGTCGGCTTTCAGGCCCTTGAGCTGTTCGCGCAGCTCGGGGATGCGACTGTTCTTGTACCAGTTCGCGGTGTCGATGTTCCCGGCCTCGCGCAGCTCCTTCATCTTCTTGATGGACCAGTCAAGGGTCTTACTGACATCGGCTTGGCTGCGGGTCAACTGCTCCTGACGTTTGCGCCCGTTCTCGATGGCCTCCGCGTACATGTCGTAGGCGGCGTGCTCGTCCTTGATGAGCATGGTCTGCCTGCGGGATGCGGCCGTGGCCTCCTTGTCGTAGAGGGCGCGTGCCGAACGCATGCGGGAGAGACTGTCCTGAAGGCTGTCGGCCACGGATTTCTGCGACTTCTTGACGAACGCCTCCGTCTGGCCGGCGGTCCGCTTGATCTGGTTGGAAAGCCGGTGAATCTTCTCATTGAACGACGTATCGTCCAAGTCGAACCTGCTGGTGACCGGTTTCTTCTCCCACTGGTCGCGTTGCGCCCGAATCGCCTTGTCGATGGCGCGCAAGCCGGTCGGGTCGCCCTCGATCTTCACCACGTTGGTGAGGGTCCGCCCGTCCAGCCGGCCCAACTGGGATTGGGCCTTGGCGACGCCCTTCGTGTTCACATCAACGGTGACCTCGGGGTGGCGAGAATGCAGTTCCGCGTTGAGAATCTTCCAGAAATTATCGGTGTCCGGGCGAATATCGACGCCGACCGCGCCAGCGGAATACAAGGCCATGAGAAAACCTCCGGGAGGATAAACGAAAACCCCTCGTGGAATGCGAGGGGTTTTCTGCTAGAAACTGTTGCCGCCGAACACGGCACCCAACATGCCCGTGATCTGGGCGAACGACTTGCCCGCCGTGGAGAACGATTTCGGCCCGACCGAATCGGGCTTGACCACGGTGCCGGGCGGATAGACGGGCTGCGGCTTCGACTTCTTGTCGCCCATCATGCGGGCGATCATCACGCGAATCATCTCAAGCTGGTTCGTCATGCTGAGCATCAGCATCTGCGACTGCCCGTAGGTGAGGTAGGAAAGACGCGGCATGCTTTTCGCGTCTTCCCGTGGGAGCGGATGGTGTTCGGCCATCCACGCGCGGTACAGGCTCCCGTCAACGCCCTCCAAACCGTCCAGCAGGTCGCACAGCCATGACGGCTCCATGCGGCCCATACTGGCGGGGAGGTTGATGTTGTAGAAGCGTTGGAAGTCGGCCGAGACCGCTACTCTGCATTCTCCAAGCGCGTCTTGGAGGCGCTTGATTTTCCCAGTGCCACCGAATAGAACGTGGTCAGGGACACCAGCAGCACGTACAGGTTCTCCAAGGTGCGGCCACGGGTGAACTCGTCCCACTGCTTCTCGTCGGCCGCGATTTCGCGGTAGAACATGTCCGCGTACTGCACGATCTCGGCCATGAGGATGACGGCTTCGGACTCGTCGTACTTCGGCTTCTTCTTCGGCTTGTCGGCCTTATCGTCGTCGAAGAAGCCCATGTCGCCCAGTTTCCCGTTGCGTTCGGAGATGCGCTGCCATGTCACCGAGAACTCGGCGGACTGGGCCACGTTCAGCTCCTGCGGCTTCGCCATGTCGGGCAGTCCCGCGAACAGCGGCTGCTCCTTGAGCTCGTCCCATGTCTCCGGCATCTTCGCGTTGTCGGTCGTGTTCTTAGTGTTCTCTGCCATCATCGGCTCCTATCCGTGGAAAAGAATGATTCTGAAAAGCCCTATCCGTGGAAAGATGGGGTTCCTTGCCGCGCGGATAGGAGACGCGGCAAGGAAGAGACGGGTCAGACCGTGAAGTCGGACGGCGCGAAGTAGGCGACGGACGTGAACTTGCCGTTCTTGTCATGCGGAAGCACGCTGGATGTCTTGATGTTCGCCTGAGCGGAGAACTCCACGAACGAATCCGTGGAAAGAGCAGGCAGACTGGAGAACGCGATGTCCGAGTTCGGCAGCAGCAGGCCGGCACGGCCGGTCGTGTTCGTGTCGGACCACAGGATGAACAGGGACTTGTTGATGGGGGTTTTCTCCAAGGAGAAGGCCACGCCGGCGCCGGTCATATCGACCGCGTTGTAGAAGGTCTTGAACGTGCCCTTGTCGCCCTGCACCGAATTGAACGTCACAGTGCCGGTGGTCTGGGCGTACTGGGTGCGGAACGCCGCCTTGAGCCAAGTGCTCAACGTGGTGGCGTCGCCGCCGTCCAACGCGAACTCGGGCAGGTTGTCGTTCGACATGTGGCCGAGGTTCGTCCACATGCCGTCGCCCACGCCCACGGTCGCCGCCTCGACGGTGAACTGCTTGAGCAGTGCGGAGGTAATGATGGTCTCGGCCTTCGCCATGAAGATCGTTCCTCGGACGGCGGTCAACACGCCGTCGTCGTGGATGCCGATTTCGTCAGCCATATCGTTTTCCTTTCAAATATGGAAAACCCCGCAGCCGTGTAGGCGTGCGGGGTCTGATTGTGTGATTGATGGTTTTTCAGATAAGGTCAGCCGCGTGGGGACGCGGCCTGTATGCGTTTCGTGGAAGTCCACGCGACGATGCTTTTGGAACTGGTCATGTCGCCGGAAGACCGGGACTCGAAACCGGGATTGTCCACTATCCGCCCGATCTTCCCATAGTCGGTGCCGGGCCGGTAGGGCCATGCGGATATGCAACGGTGCAGCCATCCGCAGATGCGGGCCACCCGTTCCGGGTCACGGCCCAGCACCGTCAAAGACAGCGTGTACTGCCATATCCAAGCCTTCAGATTCCAGTCGGGCTGCTCAGGAGCACCGCAATGGTAGAGAATCACGTCATGGGACAACAGGAGCGAATCCGTGGCGGGCGTGACCTCCGGTTGGATGACCGGCCTGAAATCACGGTTCTTCCATTCGACGGCGTCCAGGTAGGCGCGTGTCATGGCGACCGCATCCAACTGTTCCCTTACGGAAAGGTCGAATATCGTGGGGTCAGACATATTTCGCTTTCGACATGATGAACAATCCCGGCATCCAAGCACTCGGGCTTTTGATGCCGTACTTGTGTTCCAGCCACCGGTTGAAGTAGCCGAACTCAAGATGCGAGGCGATCTCGGAACCGTCACGGCCTGTCACGCTCATGATGACGGCGGTGTGCGTGCCGTGCGCGTGTGTGCTGATGTCGATGCGGTTGGCGACGGACGAATGCTTCGCCTTCATGTCGGCCAGCGCCTTGGCCTTCGCCTCGACATTCTCCGCCACGGGACGTGTCGCTTCGGCTCCGAACAGTATCGCCATGTCACGGTTCAGCACCCTCGCGGGCTTCAGTTTCACGTACCCCATGTGCGGCTCCCCTCGGGCGGGACAGGCGGTTTCAACCCGTTGTCCTCGGTCGCGTGGCCGATGCACCTCGCGGTGATGTTCCAATGGTGGGCGGCATCCGAGGCGTGACGCATCTCCATAGGCGGGCCGTCAACCTCGTAACAGGCGTTATCGAACCAGAACTGCGTGTTGATGTCCCCATGCCATTCCGGCGCGAGAACGATCGCCAGAGCATCCTCACGCAGGCCACCTGTCGATTGCGGCGTGGTATCCTGCGCCCAGTTCTTCGAAAACGTGCTGTTCTTATTGATTCGAGGCTCGAACGAGCAGTAACAGTAGGAGGCGTCCCCATCCGGCACCGTGCCGGCACCGTAGGGTGTCTCATACGGTTTCATCGGCTGCACCACGATCATGTCGCGGTGCAGAAGATCATCCGTGATGCGTGGTTCTGTCTCCACGTCATCGAACAGGTGGGTCTCCTCGGGCTGCTCCCCGTCATACAGGTGGCTCATGGTCAGCCCCCGAAGCCGGGGTCGAAGCCGAGGCTGATGTGCCCGCCGCCCTGCGAACTGGTGTAGCCGGTGAGTATGGCCTTTTCGTCCTTTGCGACGAACAATCGGGGACTGGGATTGTAGCCCGGAGTCACCGGCTGGTCATCGCGCCGCGTGTACGAGTAGTTGCCGTTCGATTCGGCATTGTACTTGTATTGGCGGGCGAGACGGAGAACCATATCGCATACCACGCCGGCGAAGTCCGATTCGCTCAGACGCCGCCTGCGCAGCCGCGCGTACACGTTCGGGCATTCGGCCATGCACAGCAATGCGGCCTTACGGCACTGCTGCTTCACCCACGAATCGGGGAAACCGGTGTCCTTGTCGAACAGTTCCGGCTCCCCGGTCGCGTTGAGCCGCATGTACTTCAACCAGTCGATGTTGTCGATAAGCGTCGTGGACATGCTGGCTCCTTAAGCTCAGCCGTTGAGGACGGTAGCCTTGAACGTGCTGTTGGACTGGACGAGAACCGGCAGCATCGTGCCGTTCACGTAAGCCTCGTAGCCCGGCGTGGCGGACGGGATGTCGAGAATGGCTCCAATCGGGCCGGCGTCGTACTGGCGGTTGATGCCGTACACGGTGGACTGCTTGGCTTCGGCGGTCGGGCCGAGAGCCGTGTAGCCGAGGCCGGTGTCGTTCAGGCCGGGCAGCAGCAGAACGGTGTTCTCCGGGAAGAAGGAGGCCACGCCGCCCGGCAGAATGATCTTCTGCTGGCGGGCGAACTCCTCATACGTCTCATCAACGAGCAGAACGTCGCTGATATTCGCATAGGAGGAAAGAACGCCACGCACCTGGGCTTCGCCGATGAAGGCGGGCAGCATGTCCGACTGGGCCTGACCCGCGTAGAAGTACTTCATCACGGCGGCGTTCTCCGTGAGCGTGTTCATGACCTTGCGGGTCGTGACCATGACGCGCGGGCGGGGGCCATCGGCCTTGTGCACGAGGTCGCTCCATTTGCGCAGGTCCTTGATCGGGTCGCTTGCAGCGTTGGACCACAGGTTGTTGGCCTTGAGTTCGACGGCGAGCGAGGCGTCTCGCGCGTAATCCCAGTTGGCGGTCAGGTTCGACTCGCTGATGCCGAGCTTGGCGTCCACGGCGACGGCGACGTTGGCCTTCTCCGTACGGTAGGCCATTTCGGTGCCGAGGCGGGCAAGTGCCTCACGCAGCTCGTCGGAAGCCTCGGTGGCGGTGGCGGCGACACGTCCGGCTGCGATGTCGTGCTCGCTGATGCGGTGGCGCTTGCGCAGCGGCAGCATCTCCGTATAGGATTTCTTGCCGCCACCGGTGGTCTTGTCATACGGGGCTTCGCTATCCCATGTCGAATACTTCATTTCCTCGACCTCGAAGCGCGGCTGGTTCGGAACCCAGCTCACGTTCAGACCGGTCGGGTTCATCACATCCGGCAGAATCTTGCCGAACGGCAGAATCTCGCGCGTGGACTGATATGCGCCGAGCACGATGGCCGACGCCTCGGCGGGCGTGATGATGTCCTTGTTGATAAGGGCCATGATGTTCCTTTCGGGTATAAAAACCCGCCACATGGGGCGGGTTTCAGAAACGAATGATTAAGGTCACTTAGCGGCCATGACGCCGGCAGTGCGCAGATTGGCGAACAGGGTGTTGACCGCAGTGACGATGGCGGCGGCGTCGGCACTGGTTGCGAGGTTGGCGACGTTCGCGGCCTGCTTGACGCCACCCAGTGCGCTTGCAGTGGCGTTGGGCAGTTTGTAGGCCGGAGCGGTGCCGGCAGCGGACGGGGACAGCACCGTCACATCGCCGCCAGCGTCCTTGTCGTAGTCGAGAATAAGGCCCTCGAAAACGGTGCTTTCCGCCAGTGTGACCGGCAGGTTGTTGCGGTCGATGACGGCCATGTAGCGCACGCCAGCGGTCGGATACTGGTCCTCGAAGCCGGAGCGCGTGAACACCACGTGCAGCTGGCTTTCAAGGAAACCGGCGACCTTGAGCTGGCGGCCATCGTTGGCGGTCGGGTCATACGGGCCGAACAGGCCGGTGCTGGTGACCTTGGCGACCGGAATGCCGGACTTCAGCCAGGCGTTGAAATCATCCGGGTCGATGGAGGCGAAGTACTTCTGTTCCTTCTCCTTGTCGCCGGTGAACAGGCTCAGGTCAAGCTGCGCCTCACGAATGCCATCGGTGATGCGGTTGATAAGCCAGGACTGGTCGTCCTGCGGCACCGTATAGCCGGTGGTGTGAACCATTTCCACGGGTTTAGCCATTGGGGTTCTCCTTACTTTTTGTCGTTGTTGATGGACGCGAACTTGCGCCCGTAATCGTATGCGGCAGTCAATCCGCCACTGGCCGTCGAACCTTGAGGATGAGGCGCCGTATGGCTGTATCCCTCCAATACGGAGGCGGGCAGGGGCTGCTGCTGTTCTTCTTTCTTCCCCTCGTCGGCAACCGTTTCGGTCTGCGCGGGAAGAATGAACTGGGATGCGTTCTTCGCCCACTCCTCGATGGCCTCGGCGTCCGCGTCCTTGGGTGCAAGGGCGGCGAACACCTCATCGGTGAGCTGCGGGTATGCGGCCTGCGCCTTGAGCTTGGCGATCTGGGTCTGAGCCTGCGCGTACTGGTGCTCCACGTCGGCCAGCTTGCTTTCCGCATCGGTGGCGCGCTTCAGGTTCGCGTGGCTCTTCTTCTCGTTCTCGCGGCTCATGGCCTGCCACATGGACACCTTGTCGGCAAGGTCGTTGCTGTCGGCCTTAGGCGTGGTGTCGTTCTGTTCGCCCGTTCCGGGCTCACCGTCCACGGTCGTTCCGACGATGGGGGTGTTTTCGTTGTCAGCCATCAGGGATGGTTCCTTTCAACTTGGTTGCTGTTACGCGGCAAGGCGAAGCCTCGCCCTGAGTTGTTGCGCGAACGCAAGGTTTGACGCCAGCGCCTGTTTCAGGTGCGGCGAAGGTTCGAAATGGTAGGTGTGCTCCTCGTAGCGGAAGTGTTCGGCCTTTCCGGTCGATTCGACCTTCCGGTAGTATGCGGTGAACACGTTGGCTCTCTCCAACATTCGTTGAATCTGCTCCCGTGTCATATCCGCGTCGGGCTGATGCCAGTCCACGTCCTTGCGGGGCTTGACATCCTTGGCGCTCAATACGGGGCCTATCTCGCTGTTGGTGAGGGTAAGCACGCGGGTCTGCCGGAGTTTCGCGGATGCGGTGCCGCCCGCCTCCTTGTAGATGCGTTTCAGGTCATCGTCGTTGAGTCTCAGACCGGGGTCGTTGTCTCCGACGATGGGGAGCACGGTGCAATGGCAGTTGCCGTGCAAAGGCATGAGCGCGGCTATCGAATACACCCTGTCGGCCGCGACCACGCACAAGCCGCACGTGCCCGTCTTGGACAGTTCCGGGTGGATGATGCGCCGGTATCTCGTGACGCCGGACTTACGGTATCGTTCCAACGTGGCATGGGTTCCGGCGATCATGGAATCAGTGTCGATGATGTCGATAAGACGCTCGTTCGCCTCTTCCAGCCACCTGTCAACGGAACGCTGCGCGTCGGCCTCAAGGTTCTCCCACGCGGACGGGCGCAAGTGAGGCTCCTTACTGGAAGCGTCCCTGTAGGATTCCACGGGGCGGAGCATCATCTTCCACGGGTCCGTGTTGTCCCTGACCACCTCGAACTCCGGGAGCTGACCCTGCGCGGTGGCGCCGACAAGTCCGAGCGCGATGTCGGCATAGGCTATGCCAAGTCGGCGCATACGCTCCACGAACGCCATATACCGTGAGGTCAGGTTAGCCGACGCGCCCTGCGTGATGGCATCGTTCCACCAGTCGGCGGGGGACAGGCTCTGCCACATCTTCCATGCGGCGGTCACGTATTCCTCGACCAGTCGGGCGCGTTCGCGCTCGTACCGGCTCATGCGCTGGTTGAGAATCTGGGTGATGTCGGCCATCAGAACGTCTCCACGCCGTCGAGACTGGTGACGCTATCGGAAACGCCGTCGCCGTTCTCGTCGCCGTTCAAACCGTTAACGGCGGACTGGGTGGTTTCATCCCATCCGGTCGCCGGCTGCACGGCGCCCTGCAGTACGGGCTGACCGGCCGATTGGTCGGAGAATGTCAACTGGTCGGACATGCGATTCATGTCATCCTCGGCTATATCCTGAGCTGTGAAACCGAAGTCATGGGTGAGAACCGTGCGGCGGGCCATCAGACCGGACTGGTATTTCAGCTGGCCGGATTGGGCGAGTTCCAGACTGCTCGTGGACACCATGGGCTTCCACATCAGCTCGAAATCGTCCTCGGCGGCGCTGCCCTCGCCGTTCAACGTCAACGCCATGCGAATCATGCGTCCGATGGCCTCGGACGCGAGGGCGTTCAGGTTCTCGACCTTGAACCGCAGCGTCTCGCGCTTCAACTCGGCACCGTTGGCGGAACCCTGCACGTCAGGGCTGAGAATATCCAACGGGATGCCGGCAGTGGCCGCAAGATGCTTGATGTCGGCGTTGATGACGTTCTGCAAGCCATTCAGATCGGTGGTCTGAGACTCCCATATATCCACGCCGTCCGGCAGGTTCCATAGTGCTGCGGGACCCATGGCGAACCTTTCAGAAAGGTCGATTGGGTCACCCTCATCCTTCAAGCCCTGAATGACCTCGATATCCTCAGGGCCGTATTCAAGGTTGATGTCGCCTTTGATGGCGCGTTGGCGGAACGCCTGCATCATGGTTATGCACAGGCGGTCGAAAATCTGACGGTCGATACGGCGCAGAGTATCAAGAAAAGGCTCGAACATGCCCATGCCGTCCGGCGTTGGCAGTTTGACCACCGGAAGGCTTTCGCAGGCTAGAGCGTAATCGTAGGTCTCATCGCCCTGTGCCCACTCCCAAGTGTTGCCCGGCTCCCATGCCTTGCCTTCTATGGCGAGCTGTGCCACGGCCTCGTCATCGTCGGGGTCAGTCACCGTGCGTTCGCTCTCGCGCGTGGCGAGCTTGGAATACACACGTTTGATATTGCCGGCTTCGTCGCGTTCCATGCTGAACAAGCGAATGTTCTCGACCCCATCACGGGCGTCATAGCTGTAATGGATGGCCGAATCTTCATCATCCGACATGTAGCAGCACCAAGGGCTCCACGCCTGCACCAGCTTCTTCCCGCGCCCCTTGTTCACAAAGCCGTAGGAGGCGCCGTAATCCGCAGTGTCGGGGAACAGGTGGCAGCGCAGCAGCGTGTCCATCATGCAATCCCGGTACATGGCGTCGGCGGCGGTGTCCTTCACCTTATCGTCGGATATCTTGCGGAAACCGTTCGGACGCTGACGGTCGGTCACGCTTTCGCTGATACGGCGAGCCAGATTCAACGTGCCTATCTCGCGCATGGTGCGGTACACGGGAGCCGCGTTCGGGCTTGTGCTGCCGGGCACGCTCGTGGAGTCCACAAGCTCCTTGCCGTCCTTGTACTGTTTCAGAACGGCGAGCATGGGAAGCCTGCGCCCCCAAGCCGTAGCAAGCTGGGTGAGGTTCCAGGCATCCGTATCCTCGACGGTCGCGTTCCTGATGGCAAGCTGCACGTCGGGCATGGGCTAACCTCCTAATAGATGCGAATGGGCGCGCGACGCCTCTTCTCCTCGGCTATCTCCAGATAGCGGGCGCGTGCGCGGTATGCGAGAATGCCCGCGACGCAGGCATCGATCTTGTTCGGGCTGGCCGGTGATTCCTTGAGAATCTTGTAGCCATACGATTTGTCCACCCGGCGCGGATGCCGGAAATGGTTGACGAGCCTCGGGTCGGCAAGCAACGCGATGCTGTTCAACGCTGGCTTTCTGCCTTCCGGCTCCTCATACGGGTAGCGGAAACCTGTGGCCGCGTTCTCCGTGGCCTGATACATCTCGTTCTTCCAGTTGTTCGTATAGAACTTGACGAGATCGCCGTTCTTGCGGGGGCCGACCTTCAGTTTCTTCCCGTAGTCCTTCTCCCAAGCGCCTATCATCGACTCGAAGAAGGCCGCGTCGGCAAAGAAGCCGACCACGTTGTACTTGTCGAGCATGTCTCTGGCGGCTTGGTCGAAAGCGTCACGGTCAACCCTCCACGTGGCCTTCTCCGGCCCGTCCGGGCATTGCTCCAGCTTGATAAGGAACAGCATGCCATCGGACACCCTGCAACCAACGAGGGCTGTGGAGTCCTTCGACACGGAACCGTCGAAGCCGAGCGTTATCGGCTCCTTCTTGGTGACGAATTTCTGCCAAGCGGTTTCGAGCTTGCGGGAACCCAGATAACCGGCCATCTCGTCCTTGTACAGGACATGGGATTGAATGTCGGACTCCCTGAGCCAAGCGTTCTGCACGCTGGAAAGATTGTTCAGGAAGTAGCGAATCGAATCTGCGGGATCGGTGTCCGGCTGATAGATCTGGTCAAGCTGACCATCCAACGTCAACCACCCGTCCTTGGACGGGCCAAGCTCGCCATCGGTCAGCGAATAACGGCCATCGGCGCTCAGACCGGTCTTGTTCTCAATCGGCACGTCGGTACCGTCCTTGAGAATGATATGGTCCTTCCCATCAGGGCTTTTCAAGGATTGACCGTAGGCAATCTCAAGAGCCTTGGTCATCTTCTTCTCGTCCGAGAAGTCCTCCACGTCCAACGTCGCGTACACATGGTCGAAGTAGATGCCGGCACGATGCTTGATTCGTCCTGCGGCCACATCCCACGCATACTTGTACGACGCTTCAGCGATACTGCCCTCACCGGGACGGTACATCGTGGAGGTCTCCATCATGAACGTGCCAGCGGTACCGGCACGCTTGCCGAGGTTACGGGCCACGGTCTTGTACACGTTCCACAGCTTCGGCTGCACCATAAGATGCGTCTCGTCGGCAAGACCACAGGTGGTCAGCTTTCCATCCTGACTGGAAGCGCCAGAAGTGATGGGCATGATGATTCCGCCCTCGGGAAGCATGATACGGGTCGTGCCCACATCCATGCCCATGCCCTTCCAATCGGACAAGGGGCCGGAATCGCAGTTGTAGTAGATGGACTCGAACACGTTGCCGGCCTGCTGTTCGGAATTGGCCAAGCACACGACCTCGGGTTGGGTGACAGGCTTGCCCACAGGCTCACCCTCGCGATACTCGTATGTCTCACCCATGAACGTGTAGGTCTCGCCCTCACGCGCCCAATGGTCGAAACGACAAGGACCGAAACCCTCGAACATGCCAACACCAGCGGCCTTGCCCGACTTGTCGCGACCCTTGGCTCGGGAAAGGAACAGACGATTGAACTTGCGTTTGCCATTCCTCTTCAACGCATAGGCGCCGACCATGAACTGGTACTCGTCCAAATCGAAATGCATAGGCAATCCGATGCCGTCGCCACGACCGATAAGCGTGAACGTCTCAATCCACCACACCGCCAGATGACCGAGGGAATGATCGTACTCCCACTGCGTCAGCTGGGGAATAATGTCATGCGCCACCGTTCACCACCCTCAACTGACGGCGGCGACGGTCAACATCCTCCTTCACCGCCTCGCCACGGGTTTCCGGGCGACCGGTTCCGGTACTCATATCATCAGCCTCAATGGCCTCGATCTTCGCCTTGATGCGGGCGGCGGGCGTGATAAGAAACGAGTCCTCACGCTGACGAATCTCAGCGGCCATCACCGCAGAAGGCTTCGACATACGCCAGTAATCATCCTTCAGCTTCGCCAAATCCATCAGCGAAAACCAGTCGGCCTCCATGCCCATGCGCGGAGCCATAGGCCCCGTCTGCATCGACTTGTACCAGCGTTTCGTCAAGTCAAGCCACTCACGCCCATCAGGACGAGTCGCGGGCAAGTCCAGACCCATCACGGTATCAGGACTCTTCAAAACCATATTCCTACCGGCCTTGCTACGACCGGAATGACCATTGCCAGCCATGCTTCAACCCCATTCCGCCCGTTCCGGGCACGCCGAAGCCAAGGCATTCCGCCTACAGGCAACGGTTATGGACTAGAAGTCGGTTCGCCAAAGTCGCCTGACGCGACTTCTCCAAAGGAACCTTCCACTTAAACGCCGGACCATCAGGCCCGAAAGAATCAACATCGACCCTCTTGCCGCACACAGCGCACACGCCATCGCATTCCGCGATGACATCCGCGTCGGTGAACGACTCCACCCGAATATCCGGCTCGATATCCTCGGCCTCGACCTGCTTGACGAACAAGGGGGTTTCCGGATTGGGGGGATACTTCACAGGGTCTTTATCCGACAGCCGCTTGTACTTGCTGCGATGCCTGCCGGAACAGAAAATCTGGTCAACACGAGACGGTTGAAAATAATGGCCTATAGGACACAAACGGGTACGAAACGGGATAATCGGACTCCCCGCATACCGGTCACGGTCATAATGATGACGGCACAAGCCGCGCGCATACACCGTATTCCCGCAGCCGGCCACCATGCATACATAGCCGCTCACTGAAACGCCGGATGCGAATACCATTGCTCTTCCTTCCGGCGTTCACGATTCATGCGCCGCTGCTCAGCGGACTCCTGCGCGGTTTTCTGCGAATGATGGTACGGGCACAAGGCCCACAGATTCGACGGGGAATCATCATCGGGCTCACCGTTCTTCGCGCGAACCTTATGATCGACCTCATTGGCCGAATAGCCGCAAATATGCTTTGCCCCCGTATGCCAATCAGTCACAATCCACTGGCATCGATAGCGGTCCCGCTCCAATATCTGCTTGCGGGTCCGCTCCCATCCGGGATTGAACCGTGCATCACGGTTGGAAGATGACCAAGCCATGATGACTCCTTATATATAAGGGGACGGAACCGGTGGGAGCGTGGCGAGCGAGCATTCCAACGGGGTTAATCCAAATACAAGGGAGTTGGCCCACGGGCCACCGGTTCCTAGAGGCAATCCCGAGAATCGAACTCGAACCTGCGCTTTACGAGAGCGCCGCTCTTCCAATGAGCTAGAATGCCACGCCTCCCACTAGAGGGAGCGCTATTCAGTTATTGCCGTACGGCATGGCGTGAAGCCGCCGCCGGCGACTGGCAATGACCGAGAAGCTGTCACCGCCAAGAGCTGCCTCTTCTCAAGGCATCGCATACCCGGAAAGAATCGAACTTCCGTAACCGGTTTTGGAGACCGGTGCCTGAACCACTCGGCCACGGGCATTTGGGGTAGTCAATTGTTTAGGCTGGCTGACATACCTTGACCAGACAGCGGAGAGAGTGGGAGTCGAACCCACACGCCCGTCAGGGCAGACTGTTTTCGGAACAGTTGCCGCCGCCAATCGGCTGGCCCCTCCAAATCTCGCAACGCATTGCACGATCAGTATGCAACGATCTCCGGGCGCTACCCGACATTCTCTGCAACCAAAGCCGCCTAGGTGCTCAACCCCAGTTCCCTGCCAGATTCTTGAACTACATCGCGATTGTGGTGCCGGAGAGAATCGAACTCCCAACGCCCGAAGGCAGCGGTGTTACAGACCGCGCGCACTCCACGTGCTCGACACCGTGGAAGCCATCTCAGACTCCCGCCGCCCAGCGAACCGGGGGCACTCCTCAGCCGACGTCAACCCACGCGAAGCGGGGAGTCGGCACACGATGCTGTGCGGAGATTCTGCACGACGCCGGTTCACGGGCGGTCAAACCCCAACCGACAGTCACGACCTTGACCGGCCTTACTGACCATCCTGCGGATGATGCAAGATTTGCACTTGCGAACCTTTTACGGTTTACGGCCTAGCAAGCCGCCGCATTCGTCTACTCTGCCAATCATCCCCGGCCACGCCCCCGGTCCAAGAAAACAACACCAACACAAAACGGAATCCCAGAGAACTCGACCTTACAAATCCTCGTAAAACTGTTTTGACGGTTTGGTTTTCAAAAAAGGCGTGGCCTAGTCGTGAGAGAGGGAATCGAACCCACAACACACCGGGTTTGAGCCGGCGTCCTCTACCAATTGGGATATCTCACGCAGATATGAGAAAACCCCGCGACTGCGGGGCCTCGTCTTGTCAGGAACCTGAGCTTCGCTCCATTCCCCGACAATCCGTCTACACGACATTTTACTCACAACAAGCGTTGCGGCAAGCGTTGCAGTGAAGAAAATGTGAAAGAACAGCACTCACCACAGAAGCGAACGGTTTTTCCATAATAGCCCCAGATCGCATCCAGCGTCAGAGCTAGAGTCGCAGCGGCCCCGCGTCTTGCCCGTGGGTACCCTTCCCTTGGGGGTGGGGTGTATGTGTCGGCGTGTCGTAGTGTGGCGCGTGGTATGCGCGCGGTCGTATGCGGTTGTGAGTATGGCCGTGTCTGTGACGCGGCTATCCGCGTTGCTTGGGTGTGAGTGTGGCGTGGTCGTGGCCGTCTGTGCCGTTGCCTGTCTATCCGTCCGTGTGAGTCCGTCACGTGGTGGTTTGCCTCTATGTCATGCTTGTGTGTGGGCGGAGAATTGTAGTCGTGTGGTGTGGTTTGTCAAACTTGGTGTGTCGTGACTCATGCTTGCGTTGTTGAGTGTGGTTGGCTCAGGTTTTGTTTTTGATATTTCTTATTGAGAATATTCTCGTTAAGCCTTTATTTGGTATATAAGGTATATACCCGCGATTTTACGTCGTGCATCGTAAGTTTCGACACGCCGAGTGAAGCTAGTGTTTGCAATGGTTTTAGCGGTGGTTTGCGATACCTACTTGCACTCCGTATGGGGTGCATGTATAGTGATAGCTATCAACCACGGAACGACAAGAAAGGAACCACGAGATGAACACCACGGAGATTAAAGCCAAGGCCTTTAGAGCGGCGGTAGACCTGGCCACGGTATGTAAGCCCTGCACCTATGACAACGTGCTTGACCTCACGGCCATGTCCCTCGGTATCGAGATGGACGACAACGAGGAATACCCCGCCGAGCTATACCGCAAGTTTGACAACGTGTGGAATGACCTCAACAAGTAATCAGCGCGGCCATAGTGGCTAACGCTAGGGTGCAAGTCCCTAGTCGTGCACTTAGTCCCCTCTATCCAAAACTCATAGTGAGCGGCGGGTAATCAGGCGGACATGCTCATTGATAACTAAAAAGTGTTGCCGAAAGTCGGTTGTAATCTGCGTAGTGAGAGTACGTCAAACAAGGTTGCATAAATGAGTTGCGTCTACCGGCGTCTAGCCTACCGGGCTAGTGAGGATAAGAGAGCGGGTATCCGGCATGGAATTGTCCCCGCTATGGACGTTGCCACTTATGGTGGCAGACATGGAGATATCTCGATATCTTCTTGCGACGGCTAAACCGAGCGTCTGGAATTGTATAATTGGGCCCACCGATCATAAGTGAGGTGGGTTATGAGTCTAAGGGAGCTAAGGCAGAAGCGAGGATATACCCAACGTCAACTAGCCGATAAAATCGACGGAGTTGGCTATGGGCGTATCGCTGATTACGAGAATGGGCGGCGTCCGATTGAGGGCATGTCACTTGGCGTTGCGCTGAAAATTTGTGACGCTTTGCGCGTGAGTAATCCTCGCAAACTGTTAGAGGCTGATAAGCCAAAAGAAAACACTAACGATTAGTTGTTAGGTGTGTGCCCTAATCAATTCTTCGCCTGACTGTGGGCCTTGTACACAGTCGGCCTAGCTCACTGGGTTTATCCCATAGTCTAGGCACTCATAGCGTGCCCCAAGGTGGACGGGATACGCTGGAACCTGTTATATCGAAAGGTGGTGAGCCGTGCCGGTTGGCGATATCGTCGTTGACCCGCGTATCCAGACTCGACATCCCGACGTGTCCGCTGATTCGGTGCGCGTGGCATGGTCGAACGTCGTGCGGTTTATGGCGCGTGAGGATACCGACCCGTTGCGTTATGTGGCGGTTGGATACGACGAGTACGGGCGTTTGCTGGAAATGGTGGCGGTACTAGATGAGTCGGATCGTTGGCATGTGTTCCATGCCATGCGTGCGACGCCGAAGGTGCTGCGGGAACTGAAACTTTTGTAAAGGAGGAAGTGTCATGTCTTTTGTTGCGAAGGGTGGCCGTGTGGTCACTGATGACATGTTGGACAAGTGGGCCGACGATGCGGATAACGGCGAGTTCGGCGGAAGGCCGGGTGCGGTGTATTCCGGGCCTGTCGTTCCTGTCGCTCAGGCGGATGCTGTCAGTCGGACGTTTTCGTTAAGCGCTGACATGTCGGCCATGTTGGATGCCGTCGCTAAACGTCGTGGCGTGTCCGCTGATGACATCATGCGGCACGCGCTGGTGCGTGAGTTCGCGTCAGTGTGAGCTGTTCGGCGTGCTGGTTTTCCGACACGCCGATTTGTTTAAACCAAAATGATACGTTATGCTATCAATTATCAAGCCCAATCGGGCAAGACAAAAGCAAGTTTGAGAACTTAACAGTGTTTCCCTACATGCAAATGATACATTTTGCTGTCATAATTGGTTTACCTACTACTAGAGAAAGCGGGTAAGCCTATGGGACTTAAGGAACTGCGCAAACAAGCCGACTTAACACAAGTTGAGCTAGCCAAGCGCACTGGAATAGCGCGAACAATCATCAGCAGTTATGAGACCGGGCGGCGAGACGTTCGGAACATGACTCTTGAAAACGCTTTGAAGATATCCAGTGCACTCAACTGCCAACCGAGCGACCTGATGCGTTAAAAGAATGCGGCTAAGTAGCGCCAACTACCTAGCCGCGTGCCTTAAGTTGAAAGTTCTCTAACCAATCAATCAAATCGAGGCTGTGCTATCTTAGCACGCCTCACATGGAAGTGAGGAACCATGCGTAAAATTCTGGCGGCTTCAGCCGCGTTAATCACACTTTTCACCCTGTCCGCTTGCGGTAGTGATACCGCGAACATCCCGCAATGTGAGAACGAAGACGGCTCGGGTCAAGCTGGACTCTGCTACTGGGATAGTGCTCGAATGGGCAACGGACGCGGTACCGGCCTGTACATCTACCAAGACGGCGTGCTAATCGGCGAACGCTACTAACTTTCAATCAGATTCAATCAGTCGCGCGGCTGTCTCCGCGCTTCATCAATTCAAGGGAGATTCCATCATGGAAAACTATGACTACTTCGCAGACGTCCAAGATGACGTGCTGGAATGGCTTGATGATAACCACGCGGACTACAGTGATATGGACGTGGCCCGGGATGACTGTGAGACGGACGTTACCGGCAACGGGGACGGAAGCCATACGTTTAGTAGGGAGGCTGCCGCCGCGTACTCACGTGAGTTTGTTTTCAGCGAGGAATGGACGGACTTCATCAGCTACTTACCTGATTGGGGTACGCCATTGGACACCATTATGGCTGACCCAGAAACGTTCGACGTGTATATCCGCTTGTACGTTTTCGGTCAGGTGTGGAATTACGTGACTACATCGATCGATGACTGGGCTGACTTAGACATGGCCGCGCTACGTAAGGCGGTGGCCTGATGGAACGCTCTTACATACTTGACACGCAGTACACCACTCAAAAGTCGTTCGGCGGTAAGGCGGTCGTTGAAGTTTGGCGCAATAATCTCGGTTTAGATTATGAGCTTTTCAGCTACGGTACGCACGTCGCCACTGTTTTTGATAACGGCTTGAACGGCACGTATCAGCTGGAACTTGAAGATACATGGTCGTATTCGAATACGACTGTGAGGCATGTTCGTGAGTTTATCCAGCAATTCGGCTGGAAACGCATGACGAAAGCCGAAATTGGTGAATTGTACGGCAAAACTGTCTGCCGTAAATACCGCTGACCTGACTGCGATAGCGTGGCGCATGTTCCGCGCTTCATCAATTCAAGGGAGATTCAACAATGTCTATTGAGGAAATGTGGGACGCGCTGAAAGATGATTACGGTGTGTCCGAGCAGACTTTGCAAGTTGTCACCAATATCAATGGCTACAGTACCGACACCATGCATGACGTGCTGTACGCGGTAGCCGCCGAACGTCACTTCGATGGCGAGGTGGCATGATGGCACGCTACTTCTACGCTTTCCGCTGGGCTTATGGTATCGGCACGACATGGGATGATGGGTCATGGCCTGGGAGTCTCAGGGTGTTTGATTCGAGGGCTGAGCGTGACGCTTGGGTTGCCGACGACGTGTTTGATGGCAATTGGCATTGTGAGGCCATTACGGCGAAAGAGGCGCGTCATATCATGGCCGATACTGTTATCGGTTTTGATAATGATATGGCCGCACGGTACGACGGTAGCCGGTCGGCTGTCGAACGGTACGCGCCTACCGCCGAATTGGTCAGGGCATGGCGGCGTATCGACATGCAACTTAACCCAGTCGCGTATATGGGTGAGTGATCGACCATGATTGACCATTACCGTTGCAAGTCGTTTCCCGTGGCTGTTGCCACTCAATCGCATTATGAGGCCAAAGGTTATCCCGTGGAGCTAGTCCCGTGGGGTAGGGGCTACATGGTGCGAGTCCATCGTTAATAAATCGTTGTGGGGCATGGCGTTGTGGCCGTGCCCCTCTTGTTTAAGGGAGATTCAAAATGTCCATTACCGTTAAAGATGTTGCCGACATGGTGGAACGTGTTGACGAAAAACTATCGCCATTGACGCGCTATGACGGTTTCCAACCCTATGAGGGCATCTATCGCCTTGGCGACTGGGGATATGTGACGGAAACCGAATATAACAAGGCTTTCGAGCATGAAGATGGTTGGGCGCAAGACGCTTACATTTTGGACGGTAACGGTGTGAGCCATACCCGCATTAGTCAGCTAATTAACGAAGACGATACCGGTAAGGCAATTTCCGATTACATCAATGAGCGTTTCAACAATGACCAAATGGACGACGTTTTCTACACCGAAGCCACCGAAGAGGGTGAATGCTGAGAGTCTTCTAGCCGCCTACTCATTCCAGAAAATCAATCAAAATCGAATCTTTACAAGTGAGGTAAACCAAAATGAAGAAGCTGACCAATGACCCGTCGCGTAACGTGAATGCCGTGAGCGGCATGTGGGTGCGGTTGCGCAAGGATGGCTCGAAATATGATGTTCGGTATGTTAACGCTAGTGTGAAACGAGTCTGGTCGTTGTCCCAAACGTCCGAGGGTACCGCGTGGAACGTTCAGGCCAAGGGAGTCCAGTATGAGGATTTTCTGAACGGTATGAAGTCAAGTTCGGTTGACCTTGAGCATGGCTGGTTGCTGGTGCCTGACTCGGAACGATGTGGAATCGTTCGGGTGCCGGTGCCTACCGGTATGGACGCGAAACGTGTGGCCGCCATTAAGGCTGATCCGCTGGTTGATATGAATTGGCGCAATGATGGTGAACGGTTCCTGAGCGGCGTTCACTGGCCGGTGCCTGTACCTGAAGATGAGAGCAAGTGGGCTGGTGAGGATGAGTTTCTTGATGATGAGCCGGCGCCGATTACTCAAGAGATTGCTGAAGTCCCGCCCAAGGTCAACACGTTTGCCGTGTCCTACGCGACTCTGCCTGACCTGATGATGGCTAAGGAATGCCCGGAACTGCAAGGTTTGGGCCATATCAAGGCGTTCCGTACCAGCAAGGGTAAAAAGGTGGCGTACATCGCTTCGGCCAACGGCAAATGCGTAGTCGCCTACCGTGCAAGGTATGAGCGTGGCAGTGACAAGCAGTTAGAACAGGCGGTGGCCGATTACGTGGCCGTTGCCCGTGACCTGTGGGCTAAGGCGGCGTGACATGAGCGAGCTGAGAGACAAGGCCACGCGACTGTTGTTGAAGTCGGCGTGGGAAATGGCTGATGACAACGAAGATGAGCTATCCGCCGTGTTCGACGGTCAGCATGGTTTCACGGATGACTTACGTAGGCGTGCGATCGATACCCTGGAGGGTGTCGGCTGTATGCCCAGTACGCCGCCTGACAATGATGAGATGGAGCGTTTGATTGCTGATTCCGGTTTGTCGTTGGACGTGCTGGATAAGAGAGCGCGTGAGATCTATGACTGCGGTTATTCCACCACGTATCAGCGTTATCAGACGGCTATCGTCATGCTTATCGATGATTTGCTGGGAGTACTGTGATGGAAGTCAGGATATCCACGGCGAAGATTCGTGAGGTGCTGGAATCGTCCGGTTGCGCCTACACTGCCGAGAATATCGCGGCCGTGCGTGCCAACATTCCACTGCATACGTCCGATCTGATTCTGGCGGCGTTGAACGCCACCGATCTGCCCGACAAGCGGTTTGCTTTGCCGCTGTTCTAAGTTCTTGCCGTCCAGCTTTTTCCTCACTTCCGCTGGGCGGCAACCCATTTTTTGCTACAAGCCAAATCAATATTTCTTTAGGAGATTATTATGAGCGCTTCAATCAAGCTCACCGTTTATGGCAATTCGACGCCGCTGAAAGGCTGGAGGCATGAGGATACCGTGCATACGTGGCTGTATCCGAATGCCACTTCGGATATGGTTGACATGCTGGACGCGCTGGAATCAGGTGTCAGCCATGACGATGGCTACGATGAATGCGACTATTTCTCGTTGGATGATTACGACGAGTTTCGGGATGGTCTCACACCCGAGTGGCGCGAAGTGTTCCCCGCTTTGCCTGACAATTGGGTTGGCAGTGACGCTGAAATCAGAATCTACTGGTGAAAACTCATATCTCATTCCTAACCCAATATGGTATATGATTGATACCATCTGTTAACCATTAAGGAGGTTGTTATGGGTAAGCTGGTAGCCAATGTCGATGATGACGTCAAGGCGCGCGCCGCCGCGCTCTACGATTCCATGGGCATGAGCCTGAGCACCGCCGTCAACATGTTCCTACGCCAGTCTCTGGTGGACAACGGGTTGCCGTTCAGGCCGACGCGGCACACGCCGGACGGTTATCCGGTGCCGCCTGTTCACAATGCCTACATGTTCGAGCGTTCGGAGAAGGGCCATGTGATACTGCCCGCCGATTGGGATGATTCGGAGGATGATGTCTATGACCAGTACGCCAAGTGAACCGCGCCTGTATGACGTGTGGCTGATGTGGGTCGAGTTTCCCGACCATCCCGGTATCGGGAAGCCGCGTCCGGTGGTTATCACCGAGGTTGACGGCGATCTGGTGTCGGGTATCGTGGCGAAGATAACCGGCAACACTGATTGGGATGAGGCCGGTGACGTGCCGCTGCTCGACTGGAAGGCCGAGGGGCTGTTGAAGCCGTCGCTCGTGCGCTGTTCGCAACGCTTCTACTTCAACAGGAGCGAACTGCTGCAATGGTTCGGACGACTCTCGTTGAGGGACGCGGAGCATGTTAACGACGGGTTGAAAGCCACATTGGACATTCCACCATACAGGCGGAGCGTATAGCTGTTATCGTTTTCATGGCCTCATGGACTTGTTCTATGGGGTCATTCTTATAGAAACCATCATTTAGAACCGCATCATAGGGCTTTCTATGGTGCGGTTTTCACATAAATCAGCATTTAGACGGGACTTTAGAGCTGTCTATTATCCCGTTAATCGTTTTACCGGACAATAACAAGGGAGTTTCCATCATGGATGAAGAAACCGAAGTCTACACGATTTACCAGCGCGTGACGCAGATCGAGAAGCGTCACGTCACCGCGCCGAAAGGCTTGACGTTCAACCAGTTGAGCGACTGGGTTGACGAAAACGGCGTTGGAGACCTGTTGGACATTGACGAACTGGACAACGATATGGTCAGCGCCGATTACGAGGACGGCTCTCATGTCAAGAGAAAGTGGGCGAATTGATTACCGCAATCTACCGTTATGAGCGTTTCGACCCCGCCGTCAACAAGGAGTTGTGGCGACGCATACCCGGCTGGAAACTACGTTTCACGTGGCTGAAAGCATGGCTGGAACACGATAAGGCGGCTCGAATCGGCTATAAAGCGTGGTTGTACGCGCGTGTTTCGAGTGGCGGCGAATGGCTGACCGGCGACATGCTGGACTGGAATCAGGAGATTGTCAAATGAACGATTATTACAAGTTCCTCGGCTACACGGCCGATTATCGAGCGCGTTACGAGCGTATGACGTGGTGGAAGCTGCGCCGGCAATGGTTCAAGGATGTTATCGACGCGGTGAAACGGAAACTGACCCGTCGAGACGATACTAATCTTCGTGCCGTTCTCGACTACAAGGAATGGCGAAGCAATCAGGATTTTGAGAACGGCTACTGGTTCAACGGAAACGAGGTAATCAAATGAGTGAAACGAATGACCCGGCATTAGACCATGCCATGAACTCGTTGCGTCGGTGGCAGCACGCGAAACGTATGGAGAACGCGCTACGCGAAGTCTTGAAATATTACGACGAAGCAGGGGAGGCCGGCGAAAACTATGAGCTTGACCCGGATAATCTCAGCAAGTTCGCCGCCGATCTATGCAAGGAATACTCAAAATCTTGATACACTGAAGGCCATAGGACTATCTTGTGACCTTCTGGGAATTAGCGAACCAAGTACAAGAGGCATGATGTTTCGTCATGCCCGAATATACTTTCAGGAGGAACTATCATGTCCATCAAAACCACCATCGTCCACATGCCCAGCGGAAAATGGCGTTTGGAAACCCGTCAAGGCGCATGGCCGATAAACCGCAATTGGAATGGGTTCAACACGTGGCCGGAATACGATCACAAGCCTACGAAAGAGGAAGTGGATGTGTTCGCACGTGAACTGTTCAAGGCCATGTTCGGTGTGGAGCCGATATTCATTGGTATGGAAGATGACGAATACGAATACGATTCACGTGCCGGTCTTTGACGGATAAGTGGAAAACGTGGGCCCGATTATACGAAAACATGCTTTTCATTCACTGAAACCCGTGAAGATCAATAAAAAATAGATTTTCACGGGTTTCAAGCTATGATAGGCGTGTTATAAGCCGCCACTGCCTCTCATGGAAGCACACTAGGACGGCATTCTTATTCCCGGTAATCGTCGTAGATCTCAATACCGATGGGATACTCTGAGTAACCGGTGTCCTGCACGACGATACGGCCTTCGTTCGTATAGACGGTCAACGGGTCATCGTCCGTGATCCACTTCTTCTCGATGCGGGAGCCTTTCTCGGTGACTCCTTTACTTAGTTGGCGTTCAAACGGTTCGTGGACTTCCACGAGACGAGCGTTCTTGTAAGGCGAGTCATTAGGGGAAAAGAGGTAACTAGTTCGGTCGATGATGTAGCTCATTGTTCCTCTTCTGTTGTTTTAACGGCATCGGCCAGGAACTCCATAACGCAGCGGAACAGTTCGGATTGCACGTATGCGACAAGCTCATTTGAGACCGTCATGTGCTTGCATGCCTTGGCCTTGTGCCGGTATCCGAGAATCTCGGCGTTGTACAAGCCCATCGCAACATGCACGCACTCATGGCTGACGATATGCGGCAGCAGGTGTTCGCGGCTCAAATAGATCACGCACATGGGGGAGTTCCCGTATTTCACCACATTGGTCTGCGTGTCGATTGGCGCGGACTGCATGAGGGTAATTCCGGCTGTGCCGTTTTCGAACGCGGCATCTCCAATCGGCCTGTCGAGGTCATTGGATTCGATGGAGGATTCCACCAAGTCGATGCAGGCGGCTCTCCGCATGGTTTCCTCAGTGTCGTACACGCGGACTTCCACGCTGACCTTATGCGAGAACTCGGTCAGGTCGATGATGCAGCGTTCGTATTTAAACGACGCGGTTTTCTCTTCGGTCATGGTTTCCTCGTGGATTCGATAAGGATGATTAGACTCAGCAACATTATGAACAAAGCTATGGGGAGAATGCTCATAGCTTGCCTTTTGCTTTTCTCATGTAGTATCCCTCAGCGGACAATACTTCGAGTGGATTGATGTTGCGAAGCACGTCAACCCATGTAGGGTAGGGGGTGAAAACATTCGGGCCGAGATCACCAATGACGAAGAACCATATAGATCCACTTCTAAAGACGATAAGTTTCAGCCATTTCCGGTTCGGATAATCGACTTTCAGCCAGTACTCGCCATCCTGTTGTGGTTCCTCCAAGCGTGGCCTCTTGGGTGCGGGACGGGTGGCATAGGCGAAATCCTCCTCATAGACAACGAGAAACACTGAAACCGGTTCCTTTTCGACTCCCAGCGTCCATGTGGCGGAAACACCAACTCCGTCTCCCTCGACCTTAATTATAGAATGCCAATCAGTGCGGGACTTGAACCTGTATGTGTTCGTGCTGCCTTTGACGTGAATCAAATCGCCGGGCTTCAGGTCATCCCAGCCGACGCGAATCTTCTTGCTCACCTGTGGTCCTCCTTGCCGATATCGCTGAATCGTGTGTAAAGCCGGTCGTTCACGACATACGTGTTGTAATCATCCTGTTGGATGTACCACCAGCGGTTTTGATGGCCGGCCTTCAAATACTCCTCGCACGTGTGATCGATAGTGTTGTCGGGGTTGACCTTCTGCCTGAACGACAGTTCATCAACCACGTTGCTATCGGCCACGAGACCGGCTATCCGGTCGATACGCTCCGGCGTGAAATCGGGAGTGACCACGTACACGACACGCACCTTCTGACCGTCGAACCATTTGCGGGGCAATGCCAACGCCACGTCATCGGACAAGCTCGTGGGACGCATGTGATACACCACGCGGCTGAACCTGACCTGCTGCATGACTTGAGCCACGTTGCGTCCGCATTGGAAGTAGCTGGTGTGCATCTCGGTTTCCGTGAGCCAGTCTCCGGCCCTGCGTATCGCCTCCCGGTAGAAGGCGACACGTTTCGACGCTTCCGGCTCGCGCATGGGGAACAGGGGGTCTCCGCCGCCGCTGAAGCTCAGGAACCTCATGGGGTGGTGTTCGCTTTCACGGCTGATGGTCCGCAGCGTGGCCTGCATGTCCGTCACCGGCACGTTCAATCCGGTTTTCCTTACGATGCAGTAGGGGCATGTCCAATGACAGCCGAAATTCGTGATAACCGAATAATGTCCGTTCATTGTGTTTCTCCGATCAGTTGTTCCATGTCTTTCACGTTGTCCTGCTTGCGTTTCAACGCATTGCAGCGACGTATCCACTCGCGTTTGCGCTTATAGACGTTTGTTATCTCCACATTGCTCAACAGTTCGTTGCATGAGCAGACAAGCTGGGGGATGTCCGACTCCGAGTCCGTTTGCACGACGGGTTTCTCCCCGCAGGCGGGGCATTCGGGAACCGGCTCGTCAACCACTGCCTTCAACCGTCTGCAACCGGTATTCCACTTCTGAACACTCTCGTCTTCAAAAAACGAGGTGAACGAAAGGATGCTTTCGACGTGATCGCACCATTCCAAGAGCTGCCACGAGTCTTTTTCCAGCCAGTAGTCGCGGTAGTTGCGGGTGACGCACACATGCTTCAGTTTGGGTACGAGTCCGCAGATGGGGCATGGTTCCACTACCGGTGGTTCAGGTTCCGGTTTTTCGACCGGTTCCGGCTCCTCCAAGTGCAACAGTCGTTTCAGCCGGTTCACATGCCCCTCGATTCCATCGACTCGTTGAACGCCTTCTGAAACGCTTCAACACCGGCTCCAACGGCCTTTTCGACGGAACCGTCGGGCGGCGGCATCACGGTCGCGTGCGCGCATGGTCGCATGTCGTCACCTATAAACACGCTGCCCGGTTCCAGTTCGCCCACCACCGGGACTTCCACGGTGAACGTGGCTAGTTGAAGCGCCTTGGAATACAAGCCCAATACCACTTCCGTGGTGCCAAGATTGATGCTCATTGAGTAATCTCCCTGTGTCCGAGGAACTTGTTGACGAAGAACGTCTGACCTTTGCCCGTGACTTTCGGTGTCTTGTTGATGGTCGTGTGACCGTCCGAGTGAACCACGGTGGTTTCCTTGATCTCGAACAATCCCAATTCCATAGATTTCTGCGTGGGCATGTTGCGAGAGCTGCCGGTTTTCATCAGCCATCCGTTGTCCCTCAGCCACGCGAACAAGCGCGTGCCGCCAATATCCACGCCATTGCCTTTCAGGACTTTCGCCAAGTCGCCCACGAGGATGCTGGTCTTCGAGGTTTCCACAGCGTCAGCGAACAACGCTTTGGGACGCATCCGTTCGACCTGTGCTTGGGCCTTCTCCTTTTCCGCCCGCTCCTGTTTGATTTGTGTGGCAAGTCGGATAAGGAAGTCGGGTTCGGTGACTGCCTTTTCCAAAGTCGATTCGGTCATATACGCGCCATGTTTGCGAATCGATGGCAGCACCTCATGCGTCACCCAGCGTTTGAACTCGCGGGCTTCGGGCTTGCGGCTGCGTAACACGAGGGAGTACAAGCCGGACTCGGACACGAAAACGGGTGCCTTGCCGCCGTTCTGGGCAATGTCCGTAGTACGGATATTGGTGATTTCATCGGCATCGAGGTATTCCCGAATATGGTTGGTGGCTGTACCGAGAATGGCGCATACGTCCGCTCCAAGGAACCACGGGTTGCCGTGTTCATCGGTTAGGACACGCACCTGAATGCCGTTGAAGTCGAATGGTTGAATCTGGTTGCTCACTTGTCGTCTCCTTCCTTGGATTGGTTTTGCGAAACCTGCATGATCTCCCACACGTCCGCGTCCTCCGACAGGCCGGACGCGAGACGGTAGAAGTCACTGAACCGGTAAAGCGGATTGCTGTACGCATCCTCGCCCTGCTGGGGCAACTGGCCTCGATGTATCCAACTACGCAAAGTGCTGCGGTTCACGCGCATCCCGCACGCCTTGATGATGTCCAACAGTTCGCCACGGGTTCTCACCGCCTCCGATTGGAGGAGACGTTCCACCCGTTCCGCCCTGATGAGGGCGACGGGCATACTGAAACCGCATTTCGGGCATTTCGCCGTCTCCGCGTCCGCGTAGCAGGAGAGCTGGCCCAAGCACTTGTCGGCTGGGCATGGCCCGTACAGTACGGTTTCCCCGTCATCGTCCGTGAGGAAACGACGCAGCTTGCGTGTCAGACTGTGAACCAGTTCCGCGTACACGGGGGTGCTGGAATGCTCCATGAGTTTCGGATGATTGGCGATACGGTGAACCATGTCCGACAGTGGCGTGGACTCGGGCAGATTGATTTTCAGACTGCGCACCCACTCGTACAACGTGCCTTGCAACCCCGGATAACCGTGGTCATCGTCCGCGTACAGCAGATCATGCAGGGCCTCGCGCAACGGTGCGGGCGCAGTGCCGGATTGACCGCCGCCACCGTTCTTGTGCCCGTAGGCGCGGTTGATGCGATACTCGCACAGGTCAGGCAGACTGCGTTCCAACCATCGCAGGTCGCCGGTCAACTGGCTGGCGTGCTTGTCGCACAGGAGATTCAGATTCGGTTCGACGCCATGTCCGATAAGCGGCGACGGCGCGTCGGTGACGATATCCCGCCAGCAACCGTGGTAGCGGCAGAGCCTCGTAGTTTCAGTGGAAAAAGACAATAGTGACCTTGACCTTCGGTTTTTTTGAAGGTCTCGGACGTGTCAGCAACTCTTAATTATGCCATCAAACCGGTCATGATTCAGCCGGACGGCGTGTCGCCAGAACCTCGTCCAATGTCACGCCCAAACCCGGATTGAAACCACCACCCTCACGCCTGCGCTTGGGTTTCGCGGGCGGCAAACGCAACGGGTCACGCGCGGCCAACGCCACCTGTCGAGACTCGTCCGGGGAACGGCCCATCATGCGCTGCCGGCGATACAACCACGCCTGATCTTCCACTAGTCCCAGACGTTCGCACTCCCGGCCTATCTGCGCTTCGGACGGTTTCGCACAGTTGCGCAGCTTGCGGACGATGCCGTTGATGTCGCCGGAACCACACCAGCGACCCGTGCTGTTGACCGCGTAGAAGCGTCGAACGGCCTCACGCGCCTCTACCGCCGTGATATCCGAACGCAGTTCCGAATAAAAAGCGTCAAGCTGAACATCATCCCACTGCGCGTTGCCGTGATGCGCGTTAATCAGCGACAACAACGCCGCCGCCTCACCCTTGCTGAGCATTGAGACCTCCCTGCGAGTATCGGGCACGCTCCTCCTCGGTCATGTACTGCCAGGTTTTCGCCATGTTCGCTTCGAGATTCTGCTGGCTGCGGGACTTGACCGGCTGGACTTGCCGGGCCCTTGGGGTCTCCGGTTTGGGTTTCTCCCAGTTGCGTGCGTACAGTTCCCCGCCGATGAACCGGCTGAACGTCTTCACGAACCGTTCCTCGGTGGCCCCGACATACGCTCGGGTTTTGGCTTCAAGAAACTCGCACGGGTCAGCCTCGCCGGCGGCTTTCACGATCTTGGGCCATTCGATTTCCAACTGCATTCGAGCCTGAGAGGTCTTCCCGTCGAACCTGTTCGTCGGGTAAATACGCTCAAGACTGTCGAGCAGTCCATCGAAGTCAGGCTTTGAGGGGGTAGGGGGAGTTGAATTATCTTTAGATAATTCATTCTGGTGTTCTGGTGTTTGTCCCGATGTCACAGCACTGTCACGCTGTGACATGCTTGTGACAGTGGCGTGACATCGGGATTTGCTTTTGCGTTCCTTGGCGTCGGCGCGCGCGTGCAGCACCTGTTCCTTGGTGCGGTTGTGGACGGTGTAGTCGTGGATTATCCAGCCCTCGTCCACCTCTTCGAGCATCCCCTCGTCCACGAGCGCCCGCACCTGTTCGGGGGTGGCACCGATGTTGGAGAGCATGGCGCGGCGCGGGATGAAACCGTCCGTGAGCCTGTCACCGCACAACGAGAGCGCCATGCAATACACGCCAACGGAATCGGCGCGGCCCATGCGCACGAGGTCCCGCACCTTGTCGTTGTCGTAGAAGCCGTTCACGAGCTGCACGTATCCACGTCTAGCCATCGCCTAATCTCCTCTTGTGATTCCGTTGTGGTCTATCGAATCCAAAGCTTCTTCGAGTTCCTCCAAGCTTGGTGGGGGCCAAGGAAGAATTCCAACATCTTCCATCACATGCTCCCGAATCGCTTGTAGAATTCGCTGTCGGTCATGCCATACAGCGGGTCCATGCCAGTTGTCGGCTTGCGCGCGGCCAGCTTGTATCCGCAGTACGGGCATGTGACGTAGTAGGTTCCGACGGTCTCGCCGCAGTGGGCGCATTCGACGTATCCGATGCTCATGATTTCTCCTTGACCGGTTTGCAGTTGTGTGGCGCTTGTGAGATTCTGCTGGTCTGGCATGCGTATGATCGGCTGCCGTCGCGGAGGATGATGGTGTCCGCCGTTGCTTCACCCCAGCAGAGACAGGCGACGAGGGCGAAGAACAGTACGGAGAACAGTACGGCGGCGGCGATGGCGAGTGTTTCGGCCTTGCCATCGCGACTCATTCGTTTACCGCCTTCCTTGCGGTTTCGAGCATCTCCTTGGCCTGTCTGATATATCCCTCATGGAAGCCGGGAATCTCACCGGCATAATTCCATGCGTCTTCCTCGTCTTTCGCCGCGTGGCTATCGACGCCATCCCATTTGCAGCTGTTCCAGCAGAGCCGTCTCGCCACGGCCTCAATCTCTGCATTCGTGGGTGGTGCGTTGCGGCCACGCAGGTAAGCTTCCTGCAAATCGTCCGTGTCGCAGTAAAACAGTTCCTTGACATGCGTTCCTTCCCAGTGGCGGGTCGGATACGCCTTCTCGGCTTCCTGTTCCGCGATGCTCATTCCCACATCTCCGTTTCGTTGTTCCTGTAGTTCTTGCATTTGAATATGCGCGCTAATGCGTCAGCATCATCCAACGTTTGTTGCGGTATCGGGTTGAGCATCCCGGTCAGATAGTCGCGTGCCGCTACAGCTATCCGGGCTTTTCCCCGCACTTCCCAGAGGATCAGCCTGTACCCATCGAGCATGTAGGTAAACTTTTCTCGACCTTGTCCAATCCGCCCATCACTCACCGTCCTTTCCGATTTTGTTGGTCTCCTTGTATGGGTTTCCGCTTGTATATGGCGGGAAGTCGCATTCATGGTCTTTCCAACCGGCGGCATAGCCTTCTCGCCATGCTTTGCGGCGTTCGTGGTCCAACTGTTCTGAGCTGTGTATGGTTTCTGGTTCGTCGTCGCTTTTCTCAAGAATGTACATGAGTGTGGTGTCGCTGGTGCCAGACTTGGTATCGGTTGGGAGGCAGTCCACGCGCGTAACCCGCCAGCCCTCGTCCAGCCGCCTTCTGAGCGTCTCCAGATTGGCCAAGTAACGCCTTTGGGGGCGACCATCCCAAAATATCGGGCAAGCCTTGTATCGTCTGCTCATTTCGTGTCCTCGCTTGTGAGAATCGCTAGTATGGTGTCCTCGCAGTCCGGTTTTGGCAGTGGTTGCGGTGTGCTCATATCCTCGTAGTACTTGTTTAGAGCGTGCACGCTTGTTTGCGTGTCTGGGTTGTCGGAATCGTAAAATACGGGCAGCCACTCATAATGTGAGTTTTGCACGTATCGCAAGTGCAGTGGACAGAAGAATCGCGGCTCATTGTCATTTGTGAACAGGCACAACCAGCCTCCGTCGTTGGTAATGTCCATGATTACGTTTTCCTCGCTCATTGCCCAGAAGTTGTACTGCATGCGACAGCCCGGGTAGTCACATTTTGCCAAGTAAGTTGTTCTCACTCTCATGCTCATTTCGTGTCCTCAATCATGGTTTCGAGGGCAGCGACCGCGTTCTCACTGCGGTTCTCGGCTACTGCCTTCCAGAATTTCGTATGATCCAGGTCATTTCCTGTCCCTTTCCCAAATGTTCTCAACCATCCCGCACCACTTATCCCATGCTTCCTCTCTCGTATCGGCATAAGGGGCTTCCAAGTGGGTGCAGAAAAACATGTAGCGGCCTCTCCATTCGAATATGAGCGGGACACATCCGTAGAGGGGGCAGCAGTGCCGAATCTTCGATGCTAGATTGAACATGTTCGTCTCCTTAAATCTCGTATGAAGTTGTGGCGGCTTCGCCAGTCCGAGGGCGTGCCGCTCGTCGCCGTGAGCAGCACGCCGTCATCGAATATCTTCCAGTGGCCGCTGCCGGCGCGTACCACCGTGTAGCCGTGCGAGGCTATCCAATGCATGAGTTTCCGGTCGTCCCCCCGCGCGGTCATGCTTTGAGCCTCATCTTCAACGCGAGACCGTTTTCATGCACGCTGCCCTTATCGAAGCCCATGAAACCGTTGAATAGTTCGTATTCGAGCAATACGGTGTCCACGCGGAACTCGTCGTACTGATGGTTTTTGATGCGTTCCATGACAAGCCTCATCGATGCGACGGTATCCCTGCGGTCGGCCTGTATGGGAATGAGATACGGCCAAAGATTCCATTCGCCCGGATGATCGTTCAGCCAACGGGCGAAATCAACGAGTTTCCTATCTTCCATCATTTCCCCTTAGGAACGTTCCCTCACGATATAGTCCGGGTGTTCCCGGCAATAGTCGTATATCAGTTTCAACCATGCGATGGCGCTGTCCACGCTGCCCCAATAGTTCGGCGGATTGTATTTGCCGCGCAAAACATACAATGGTTCCAAGTAGATGTCTTTCAACGCCTTGTCGATACGGGCTGCGGCCTCCCCGGCCGTCAACCCGTCCAGGTCATGCTTAGGATTGACCTTGTAATCGGTGAAAAACGCGGATAGATTATACGTGTAGTTGAAATAATGGCCATGAGCGGTCCGCACATGCTCGCCGTCCCGTTCGCATACGTCAAACCATTCCGGTTCCGGCACATCCTTGTCCACTATGAACAGGTCGTAGCTCATTCTTCGTCTCCTTCGATGATTCCATGTCCTGCTATCAATGCGAGGGTCTTCAAGTCGGTGAGCACGGGCTGGTTGTCCATGCTTGACAACGTGTTCAAGCCGAGACCCTTCTGTTTGAACACGACGAACCAGTAAGGTGCGTCAGCGTTACCCGCCTCGGTACGGCCCTCCTGCATCCACTCCTTGAGTCTCCCCGTATAGGTGCTGTAGTTTTTACACTCCAATACGACCGGCTGGCCGTGGATACGCAGACCGGTGATATCGCCCTGGTCTTTCGTCCCATGCAACACTTCACGGTGTATCGTCTGCTCGCTGTCACCCAACCGGGCGCGCAAATAGTTGACCACCTTGGATTCAAGCAGTGTGCCTTTGGCTTTCTGTCGGCTCATTCGTCCATCCACCATTCAGTCGGGTCATCGTGAAACTGGCAGTCCACGCAGTCCCCGAAGACGTTCAAGATTCCTCCGCAGTACGGGCAATGCTCATACTGGACGGGCAGATAACTCGGTCTCATAATCAGAACTCCGGGTTGTCTCGTAGTCGTTTTTGCACGTCCCCGCGCATCTGCTCGATCACATCGACCCGAAGTCCGGTAGCCAAGCGAATCTCTTCTGCCGGACGGTTCGAGTCTTCAATGAGCAGTTGCCATGCTTTACTTGTCGCTTTGCTCAACATGAGCCCCCTTCTCCAAATTAGAGCTGACACGTACCCGATAGTCGGTGATGCTCCAAGTCAGATGGTTCAACTGCCAGACGGTGAGTCCAAGAAAAACCAGCAGACAAAACGCTTGAACAATGACTATCATCGTATTCTTTGACGTGATGCCCACCGCGAGGGAGAACGAGTAAAACACGTCCCACCCCAAATACCAGTACACGGACCATAATCCGGGTTTGCTGCCGTCACGTCGTTCGTAAACCGTGACCATATCCTTGTCACTCATTTCGATTCCTTCTTCGCGTTTTGAGACTACTTACGCTCATGATTCCTCCTTGAGCGTGGCGACATATGCGATGGCCTTGCGTTCACGCTTCGCATACTTCTCGCATTTGCGCTTGAGACGTTTGAGGCTCATGGCGTACAGGAAGTCTCTGAAGTTGCCGTCTTCGCAGATTTTGGCTTGATAACGGCCGCAGGTGCCTTCCGCGCCGATATGCGCAACCAAATGGTCTGTAAGCTGAATCTCGTTCATGCGTTTTCCTTTCGATATGGGTTTGGCGTGTATTCGGGCGGTTCCTCGCCGGGCATGGGGTTCATGTTCTTGAGGGCTTGGATATATCCGTTCTCCCATGCCTGTTCGGCTATCTGCCGGTCGTGTTCGTCTATGGCGGGGGAGATCATGGC